GGGATTAGAATAATTCTCAAACAAAATCTTGCCGTTGTGAGCCAAGTAACCATCCCAGTGTGCGTACACTTGACCAATAGTACCATCAGCAAATTCGAGAGCGATTGTAGAACGTGTTGCCATTTTTGTAGTCCTTTATTTAACTGTCTAAGAATATATTATAGCACAAAGCCCATTTATTGTCAAATTCGGTACGTATTGTAACCACGGATTTTGCTCTGTTTATTAGTGTGGCTTTCGTTGAATTTGATATCAGTATAGCCCCTTTCACGGAGAGCGCCAATCAATGTTGACAGGTCACAGTCTTCCTCAAGGAAAGCATTGGTACCGTTCTGATAACTATAGCAAGAAATCTTATCAGCAATACCAAGCTTGATCAGTCGTGCTTTAGGGAAACGTGCCCAAGCGTGACCTGGATCTGCGAAAACTTTGATAGAGATTTTCTTAGTCATTTATAGTCCTTTAATTAAGTCAATACAAGTATTATATACCCAAACTGATTTATTGTCAAATTTAGGCTCTTTTTGCATCCATCATTTCTGACAGGATAAACTTGGCCACGTTCATTTGCTTACGCACGTATTCGGTTGAACGAGGACCTGTACCCATTGCCATCATTTCTTGGCAGTCTGACATAATGCCCATCACTACCATTTCAAGACCGGAAAACTTAGCGGTAATGCTTTCCATATACTGAGTACGGATTTCTTGTTCAGTCATACCATAGCAGTTTGTTTCAAAATCTGTCATTGCTAGCTCCTTTAATCAATCTATACACGTATTATAGACCCAAAGTGATTTATTGTCAAATTTTGGCTATGTTGTGTTTTTGCAACAAATCGTTCCTACCCGCTACATACGCTTGATAATTCTTTAGTATTATATCATTAGATTTTATATCTAAGAATTTAATTATTCTTTCTAAACCAATATATGTATTATCAATTGGTTTATATATTTCATCATACATAATAACCTGAGTATTATCTTTATATTGATCAGGTATCTTTATAGAAACAAATTTTCTAGTATAAACATTAAGTAGTTTTTCATATGATTCTAAACTTATTTGTGGTTTATTTTTTGAAACTGAGTTAAAAGCTATTTCAGGAAAATTATGTTTTTCGCACCCTATAATAATAATTTTACAGTTTGGTGATTTTTCTTTAATCAATTTAAAATCAGGATAAGCGTGTGTTGGCATTATTTTATGTGGTTCTAAATCCAAGTATCTATATACTAAACTAGAATTTACGAAATCTTTATCCTGTTGAAAATATAATGGTGTATCCTTTAAATAGCACTCATTAAATTTATTATAATTATGTGCGCTATTATCAACACCCCATTTAATTTCTTCAGTACTATTATTTTGCAACATATGGCAAATGGCAGATATAAATCTGCCTGATGTGCCTGGATGAAATGCTACTATAACAGGGCTCATCTACTTATTAAATATCGCCTTCACGCTCTTTAGGAAGAACAAAGCCCCATTCGGTAGTTACACCGTTAATAGAATGAGGCTCGTTCTCATCGTAAGTCCAACCAAGGACCTTCATCATCTTGTGCTTGACCATTAAGTTGGGGCTACGAAATGCCTCAGTGTCATTAAAGCCCATCATAACACCAACTTCACAAACTGCACCACTACGACACACACCTGCGACACAATGAACAACTACGTTCATTCTTTTTTCTAGTGCGTGTTGTAATAGCTTAACAAGATTTTCTGCCTGAGCATCAGTTACTTTAAACTCCTCACCGAACTTATCGTTCTGTTCTAAGTCAAGAAACTCAAATTGATGAGTTTCTTTGAACTTGTGCATTGGTACAGGGAACTCCATTAATGGATCGACAATTTGTATTAGCATACTATTCTCACCGGCGTTGTGGTGACGTCCTTTTGGGATATCTGCTAATGCTACATTCTCGATCCAAGGCATTTTATTCTCGCTTTTCAATAATTTTATCAATCAAACCATAAGCTAGTGCTTCTTCTGCACTCATAAACTTATCACGATCCATATCACGTTCAAATTCTTCATAAGTCTTACCTGCGCTATTGTGTTTCACATAGATATCAGTTAGACGTTTTTTCAAGTAAGTGATTTCTTTGTAACTAATTTCGATATCACTCTGCATACCACGAGCACCGCCACTTGGTTGATGAATCATATGGCGAGCATTAGGCAACATCATACGTTTACCTTTAGCACCTGCTTGTGCAAGTAAACTACCCATTGAGCAAGCTTGACCCATAACGATTGTCTGCACATCAGGCTTGATGAATTGCATAGCGTCATAGATTGCCATACCTGCTGTGACGGAACCACCGGGGCTATTGATGTACATTGAGATATCTTTGTCGCCTTCACTTTCTAAGAATAATAGTTGAGCGACAATTAGATTTGCCATTTGGTCATGAACTTCACCTTCAAGTAAGATAACACGGTCACGCATTAGACGGCTATAGATATCATAGCTACGTTCACCTTTACTTGTTTGTTCGATAACGATTGGTACTAGAGACATAAACTTCCTTTAAAAATAATGTTTCCTTATTGTAACAGAAGTTTATAATAATGTCAAATGTTTTTGGTACTAACACTTGAATAAGTTTTGATGCATAAACCACTTACGCTTACTGTGTGCGCTTTTAAGTGCTATTCCGTGTTTTTTTAATTTATCTCTGAAAATAAAAAAGCTAGGTCCGTGACTCATAATAGGTTGTTTACCTTTATTAAGTCGCCTTACACCTTCAACATCCCATTGATATTGGTGACACATTTCGTGTGCCAACACATTGATTAACCACTGCTTGCAATACCATTTGTCCATCATACGTATCTTGCAAAAACTTTTGTTCTTGGTAGGCATTTTTAATGCACCATAACACATTCCCCAATACTTACGACAACGAGGCATAACCTCAATTTCAGGCATAATCAGTTTGTTGTTGAAAATTGTCTTGTTTAGTAGACGATATAGTGCTACCACTTCGTCATAGTCGGTTCTATAAAGAAGTCGTTTTTGATATGCTATTGGGGGTAATTCCTCACGCATAAGTTCGGCTAAATTTGCTTTTCTGAACATAATGTATTTATGATACTACTATCTTTTGGTAAATGCACATTTTTCAGGAAAAAAACTTTAGGGAATAAACCCGATTAAATATATGTTTAGGAGAAATTAAATGGAAATTATTATAGCATTTGCAGTCTTTTGTGTAGCACTTTGGTGGTTCTTTATCCGTGATGATAAGAAACCGGAAGCTTCTGCACCTTATAAGGTTGAAGCACCAGTTGTTCCAGAGACAGTTGTAGCAGAAACACCTGCACCGGCTGTAGCTGAAACACCAGTAAAAGCACCAGCGAAACCAAAAGCAAAAGCACCAGCTAAGCCAAAGGCTCCGGCTAAAACTACAGCAAAAGCTAAGGCTCCTGCAAAGCCAAAGGCTCCTGCTAAGCCTAGAACGCCAAAAGCTAAGCCAACTGCACAAGCTTAATGAATATAGGGTTTGATGTTATTAGCGACCTAAATTTGGGCGCTGAAGATAGCTTTAATTGGGAAAATAAGGCAACAAGCCTATATCTAATTATAGCAGGAAATATAAGCGATGACTTGCGAGTAATACATCAAACCCTGCTTCATTTATCAAAATTTTATCAAGGTATTTTTTACGTTGCTGGAACATTAGAACATGAATCCATGCACTTTGTAAAGAATCGATATCTTGAAATAACTCAAATATGTAAATCAATACACAACGTTGCGTTCCTACATAGGCACGTAGTTGTTATAAACGGTGTTGCTATATTAGGAACTAATGGTTGGTATGGTAGCAATATTGATACTCCCACTACATTAGAGAAATTACATCTACACGCACAGCACGTTGAAGATATATCTTATATAGGGTCTAGTTTAGAAAAACTTCAATTACACCTTGATGTGAAAAAAGTTATAGTAGTCACGCATTGTGTACCCGGACCTAACTTGTATTTTGGTGAACAACCAAATATAATAGCTGATCAAATCCCATTAACACAGATACTAGGTCACGATTCTGAACGTAAAGTATCTACTTGGGTTTATGGAAGTTATGATAAGAATGTTGATACAACAATTGACAATGTTAATTATATCAACAATTCATATTATAATAGAAGACCTTATTGGCCTAAACGCATTGATATAGAAGTTTAAGCTTCCGCTTCTACTTTAACTTGTAGAGGGAAACCTTTACTACGTGCATCTAATGTAACCTCGATACCTTTTTGTTCTGCAATCTCGTAAGGTAATACAGCGACAACCGCACTACCTTGATGGTGAATATTCTCGGTCAATGTGGTAG